TTGTCTTATAATGTATTTCTGTACATCATCTTTAGGGTTAGAATAGTTGTTTTTAGGAGCAGGTGGTACGCTGCTTTTCATTAGTATTTTAGCCTTGTTTTTATTTTGGTCTAAATCATACTCAACTTCATCCCCCTCACTAAATGTCAATTCTTTAGGAGAATAAACATTAGGGTTATGTCCGTTAGCGAATGTTACTGTGTATTTATTCATAGTAACTCCGTCAGGTAGTCTGAAACTTTCGCCTTTTACTACTGTTTTTACTTTACTCGTATATATCATTTGTCATTATTTGTTGTGTAAGTATCTCTATTTTTGCTTCAAGCTCCTCTACTTTTTTTCGAAGTGCTTCGGCTTCTGCTAATCGAACAAAGTTTTGCTCATTTTCTCGTAGCCTATTTAAATCTTCTTTATATATCATAGCCCAAAGCTACAAAAAATATTTTAATAAAAAAGGGCTAGTAATAAAACTAACCCCTTTTCGAACAAACATATAGAGAAACTAACCTACAAGCGCAGGTTATACTTTAAACTTTTCAATCAACTCATTTAGGTCATCATTTGACAATTTAACTAAACCCCTAGCTTTTTGTTGTAACTTTTCTGCTGTACCTTCTCCGTACTCTTTGTCTAAATTAAGCCCAAAGGTGTACTGTTCTCCTTGACCAAATAAATTGCATTTAGGACATTGTACTTGTACGTTTACCTCATCCCATCTAGTTGCATAGTGTTTACGGCTCATAAAGTGTCCTGCGTGTAATCTACTTACATCATCTACTTTACCACAAGTAAAACATTCAGCTTTGCCATTGTTTGCAAATCTATTGCGGATGTATAGGCTGAACACACTATCTAGCTTTTTAACTATTTTGCTTCTAGTCATTTATCCATAGCTTGTAATAAAGACTTACCAATAGGCTCATTGATACCCTGTATTGCTTTATATATTTTTCTTGACATACGCTTTACTTCTTGCTTCTCGGTCTTTGTACTATCACTACCTAGATTTGTATATAGGTTGCAATCTAATTCTAGTAGCTTGTCTATCTTCTGATTGTCTGTTAGTTGTTCTGCTAATATGTTTTCTATCATATGCCAAAGATAAGCCTACTTCTAAACATCTAAAAATATAGTTTTGAACACATATATACTAACTGATATATAGTAGTTTTTATTTATAGTTATATGCTATATATAGTAGATGTTATATAGTAGTTATATGTTATATACTTGTTATACTATATATCAATATTATATATAACTATATATATATATATATAACTATATATTATTTAGTAATTTTTTTGTATTTTTCAAAGCCTCTACTGCCAAAATATGCAACATAAACAGTAACTAAAAGTGTTTTAAGAAGTTCTACCCATTCACTTCCTACTTTAAAAGGGCTATCACTACTATCTAAAATAACAAACAAAGTAGTCATAAATGTTAAGTAAAGTAGTGTAAGTGGTCTAGTGTTTTTGGATAACCAACTGTCAGAAGTCATATCGCTATCCCATCTTTCAGTAACCTGCTCCATTTCTAGTATATCCATTTTAAGCAGTTCTAACGCCTTTTCTTTTTCAAATGGGGATAAACCATTGTCTTTAGCTATTAAGTTCTTTAAAACGCCTAAAAAGCCCTTGTCAGGCAGTGTATTAGCTAAATTCTTAAACAAACCTTTCTCGCCTATTAGAAACTTACCTACCTTAGTATCTTTAAATGGTTTGCTCATAAGTTCTAAATTGTAACTGTATTAAAAACAAATATATGTTTAGTTCATTAAATGGGTAGTCTTCATTTTTAGGATAGTAAGATATACCACCTATAAACGAAGTAGGGAATAAAGATATGATTGCTATGCTCAATATGTCCAAATTACTTCCTGTGCTTTGTCAGGGTCTATATCAACGTGTATAAAACTATTAGCTATACCTATTCTGCTAAATCCTACATCTAGTAAACAATTAACAAGGTCAAATTTATCTTTGCTTGTATTGCAGGATATGTCTACTGCAAGTCCTTTAAGATGGCTGCTTGTTTCTACTCCTCCCACTTTTTCATTGTGTGCAGGTGTTCTAAACCCACTATTTATGTGTATGGGTTTGTCGAACTTATCTCTCACTTCGTCTAGCATCTCAAGCAAGGTCTTATCCATTAGCTGACCACTACCTTGAACATCAGGGCTGTCAAACTCGCTATAATTAAAGTATTTTAACATAAACCGCAATGCATACAAATATCACACATTATTTCTTCTTTTTTAACTCGTACCACTTTTGGGCTGTGTAGCCAATAGTAACCAACAATAAAAGTATCTTTAGACTATCTTCTAATATATCCATTGTGCTAACCGTAATAGCTGATAAGTTGATTATATAAAGTTTAAACGAGTTTAAGTCCATAATTAAAAGTTTCTACCTGCAAAGGTGTGAACACCGTTACCTTCTACTTCTATCTCTTTAGATACCCAACCATAAGGATAGTCAATCTCTTGATTGCCTTCTTCATCAGTTTCAGTAATCTCTGATGCGTTCCATAGAACATCAACAGAATACATATCTGATTGTACTCCCTCCGTTAGTAGTTCTCCATCTTCATCAAATGTAGGTTGCTCTGTAAAGATATAACCTAATTTAACAACCGTATGGCTGTGCGAAGGGTGTTCGTTGCCTTCCTCATCTTCTGTATGTGGTAATGCAGCTATTCTTGTTTCAGCCAAATCTTGGCTTTCAAATTCATATTTCTTAAATATATATTTCATTGTATTAAATTAACTTGTTAATGCTTGTAATTCGCTATCGCTTAATGCTGTGTTGTAAACTTTTAAATCCTTAATGTTTCCGTAGAAATCAGCAGAACCTCCGCCATCATCAAAAGAAATTTCAGACATACCCGTTGGTATGCTTCCGCTTGTTTCGGTGTCTTTTTCAACGCCATTGACCCAAAGTGCGAAATCACCTGACTTGTATTTTAACGCTATTTTTAGATATTTTATTTCGGTTTGTGTTTCATCAAACAAATCAGCTTGGTTTATTCCGCCTACTTTCAACAACCCCCTTAATCTTGTGCTTGAAGCATTAAATAATATCTTTATGTTGTCTGTTGAGTTTCCGATGGTTATCTGCCTATATGAACTATCAACACCAAGAGCTGCAATCTCTGCATACAATACCCCCTCTGTTGAGTTTATTACTTGCTCATTACCTGCATTATTACAAGTTTCCGCACTCCTTGTAGCAGTACTTCCTGATGTTGGTATTACACTTGTGGCATAGCTTCCTTCCTCAACTTGTAAACCCCATACAAGTATCTCTGCCGTATCTTCGCATTTTATCTGAACTCTACCTGAAGTCGTGGAAGATGTTACGGTAAAAGACAATCTCTGCCATTCATTTGTAAGTGTAGAGTTAAATGTTGAACCTGTAATTCCACCACCATTTAACCCATCCAATCCCTTAAAGGCATTATCAGGGTCGCTTAATGTACCACTTTTTAACTTGAAGTACCCTGAAACGGTATATGACTGACCTGATAAAATGGCTATACTCGCTTGTTGTATAAGTTCATTTGTAGTTCCTGTGGTTGTCATTAAAGTGGCGTTAGCACTACCATCAGGCGAAGTACTATCATTTGCAGTAATAGAAGCACCATTAAAAGCACTAAAACTTGCACCTGTATAATCTGTTATATCATTTTTTCTACTCGGCTCTAATAACAAATGCCCTTTAGTGTTGTTTAGAAAGTCAATACGTGGCTCGTCTGTGCCTACTGTTTCTATTAAACCATCTTTGTTAACCCTTGTAGCTGTTGAACCCCTGTCAAAGTCAAAAGGTAGTGGTTTGTAGTTGTCGTTTTCGGCATTATACGCAAGAAGCTTCTCTGTCTTTTGCGCCCAATTACCGTTTCCTAAATTAAATGTATTTGCCATAATTAACTTGTAAGTGTTTGTAGTTCGCTGTCTGATAGTGCTTCGTTGAATACCATAGCTTGATATATTTCTCCTTCAATAAAATTAAAAGTTCCATTACTATTAGCAAAATCAAACCTTGATAAACCAACAGGAGTGTTGCCACTTGTGTCTGAAAATACCTGTGTGCCATTTATGTATGCTTTAAAATCGTTTTGCTTGTATCTAAAAGCTATTTTGTTTCTTTGGTCAAAATTGAACGATATGCTAAAAACACTATCCGCTTGTGCGACACCACCATTTGCGACATAAAAACGAATAACCGCACTTGCACCATAAAAATTTATTGTAACTCTATTATTTATAGTTCCGTCGCTTAAAGTTAATTCTCGTGTGTTTCCGCTAAAGTTTTCTAAATCAACAAACAAAGTACCTTCACTATCATTAAACAAATTGGCATCTCCTGCGTTTAAGCATTTATCTACTGTCCTTGTAACTGCTGAACCGCTTGTGGGAATATAGCTTGTTGGATAGCTTCCTGCTTCTAATTGTGCGCCAAAAATATAAGTTTTGTCTGTTCCGTTTCCTGTATAATTTCTTTCGTTATAGGCTGCACCATTCATCAAATAGACATTACAGTTTAAGTTCCCTGCTGTTGCTGTTGTTGTAACAGAAATTCTATACCAACCGTTTGGGTATTCTTCTATATTTGTACTGTCAAACGACCCTGTTACAGTTGTGCCTGTTCCGTTTTCTAAATCAACATTAAACATTGAGGTGGTAACTACACCACTTAATAAAAGGGCAGTATATCTTTTGTCCCCCTTTTTCATAAATAAACTATATGTAACACTTCCTGCGCTTACGCTTATTGCATCATATATAATTTTTCCTCCTGTACCTGTACCTTCAACTAAAGAATATGCGTTTGTACCACCATCAGGAGAAGATATACCACTACTCACAGATAATCCAATTACAAACCAATTGGTGCTAAAGTTTTCGCTTTCAGGTAAGCTATTAGTCCTACTAGGCTCTAAAAGTAAAGTAGGACAATCCTGTACAACACCGTCTAATAAAGGGTAGTCTAATCTTGGTACATCTGCTGCTACGCTTTCTATAAGACCATCTTTGTTTACTCGTGTAGCTTCGCCTTGTGGGTCTCCTGTTACTGTAAAATCTCCATCAGCAGTATTAGGCACAACAGAGTATAGTGTACCACTTTTGTAGCCACTAGGTATTTGTACTAAAGATGCCTTGTCGTATATCATTCTAATGTGTATTCTAAATCAGTAGCCATTTCTGTAAAGCTAACCCAACTTGTTAAACTTTCCAACTCTGCATCCGTTAATGCTTCTTTAAATACTGCAAGTTCTTTTGTTTTTCCGTAGAAAGGTAAGCTATTGTCAAAATAGCTAAATTCTAATTCAGATATTGGATTTCCTGAATGTGTAAATGTAGTTGAAGATGAAAGGATTTTAAAACCATTAAAATAAATATCAGTATCTCCACTTTTATATTTTAGACATATTTTATTAAATTGTTCTTGGTTTACAATCGTAGTTGGATTACTGACAAAACGTGTACCACCTATTATGGCATCACAAAACAATCTATTAGTAGTGTCTTTATAACCGATAATAATAAAATTATTACTTGAATTATCACTTAAAGAAATTATTGAATAAGTACCGTCATCAGCAAGTGCAGCTATCTCTGCATACAAAACCCCCTCTGTTGAATTTATTAAGTCAGCATTACCGCTATTGTTTGCTACGTCAGCAGAGCGAGTGGTAGCACTTCCGCTATTTGAAACGATGTAGGATGTTGGGTAGCTACCTTCCTCTAATTGCGCTCCCCATATTTTGTATTCTGTTGCAGTTGCACCACTATCATCAAGTGTAGCTGATAAAGTGCCTGATGTTGAATTAAAAGTGCCTGTAACTATATGTCTTTTCCAATCGCTTGTTAGTGTAACGGTTTCGCTTATACCTTGATTTACATTATTTGAAATTTGCAATCTCAACGTTCCTTCGCCTTTTAAATAAACTGAAAAAGAGTATGTTTTACTCGCAGGATTTTCTCCTGTTATAAGGTATAAATCGTTACTACCACTACCTGTTAATCCACTTACTGTACTTGCGTTTTGCGTTCCGTCAGGCGAAATATTATCATTTGAAGAAACAGATGTAGTACCTGTTTTACTCCATTGACTAAAATCTTCGCTGTATGTAATTTTATTAGTCCTCTGTGGCTCTAATAACAAACTACCAAACCCTGATGAGTAATCTATTCTTGGTAAGTCGGTATCGTCTGTTATTTCTTTTATGGATATGTTGTCTATTGTAGCAGATGTACCACTTCCACCAAAACCAATTCTTAAGTAAGAAGTTGTAGATGTTGCAGTAAAAGTAATACTATAACTTGTGTTATCTTCAATGTTGCCTAAATTTTGATTTGTTACGTTGTTTCCATTTTGGGAAGTACCTATCTGCATATAAACATTACCACTACCTGTTCTGCTTATGCAATAAAAAGTATAAACGTATTTTTTACCAATACCTGTTTGAAAAGATGACGTAGAGTTTAAATATCCAAAAATTGCAGTAGGATTAACTTGGCAAACACCATTAGAAATGCTTATAGTAGAGTTAGTCGCACTCCAATCAATATCAGTATCAAATGTGCCATTGGTTACAAGCTCTCCACTTAATATCTGTACGTCCTCTATAAGCCCTTGCTCGTTTACTCTTGTAGCACTTGAACCTCTTGTAAAGTCAAAGTCGGCTTCTTGTATTTCTTTTACGCTTACGTTATCTATGTAAATAACCCCATTATCTGATGATGAATATATCCTAAAATCAATACCGCTTGAAGTTAATATTTTACTAAACCTTGTACCCTCATAATTAGAAACACCATAAACATTATTACTCCCTAAACGTACAATAAAAGTTCCGTTATTATCAACTTTATCTAAAACATCAAATTCTACTTTGTATTTTTTTCCTGAAGTTAAAACATTTTGTTGTATATATGTTGTATTCGTAACTCTGTTAATTCTTAAAGCCCCATCAACAATACTAAAATTATCCCCATTAATAGTCCACCCATTTGTACCATCACTAAAATCTCCATTAGTAACCAATTCAGTAGGCAATACCTGATAAGGCGGTATAACAGTATTTAAGCTACCATCTGAATATGCAGTAGGTGTTAAGACTATACTAGCTTTGTTAGGTATGTCTCTTAATATCTTATCTGTGCCATCAGAGTTCTCGTAATAGTCAGAGTGATTGTACAGCTTGTTTGTTGCTGCTGCATCAAAGTACACATCGCCAAACTCCCCTGCGTTAGCGTTTCCCCAATTGCTTCTGTGATATATTTCGTTTGGCATTTATATACTTTTTTAATTTAACTATATTCTTACTTTTTGGTTTGTACATTCTCATAAAACCCATCCATTAAATAAACTATCTTTGTCAGGGTACACATCATCATCTGAATTGTTTTCGTATTCAGGATATAAGTTACTATTGAAACTCATATGGTCTATAAACCTTGTTGTGTAATACTCTGCTAGGTTTCTTTCCTTTTGTACTAGGAAGTCTACTTCGTCTTTACTAGGTGTTTCTGCGTTTTCGCTTGTGTGCTTAAACAAACCACCATTCTTTAACTGATAAGCTGAATAAGGCAAATACTCTACCATAGCAAAATGGATAAGCATTGGTGCAAGATATTCATCTACTAGTGTTTGGTAATCGCCTGTTAGATTGTCCGCAATAATATCAGCTTGTAACTTATCGTATAGCTTACTACCTGTATAGTTTCTTACGTGTATCTCTTGTGCTATCTTGATAAACTGTATAAACTTGTTACTGTCTACACTACCATCAATGATGCTATTCTTTACAAGGTCTGTTCTGTTTATAAATAATGCTGTTGCCATATCTAGTTTTTAAATCCCATTTTATTCCAATAAGCAGCAGTATAACCTTTATACTTCATATCTTTAGGTGCGACAGGTACTTTTTGTGCGTTAGTTTCAGGCTTAAATCCTTGACTTTTAGCTTCTGTTGTACTAATTACACTACCTAGACTTTTAGACCCTTCCTTACGTGCGTAAATGCGTCTGAACCATTTGTGGTTGCATCTCGCTCCGCCCTTATATAACCATACAGAGTAAGTATCAGAACCACCCTTGCCAAAACCTGCATTTACAACTTTACTTGTCATAGCGTTTATATCTTCTTTACGATATACCTTTTTAGCACTTACCATTTTTTTGCAAAACTCCCTAGATGTGCCTTTAGTCTTTGCAGGGTTGTACATATATCTAACTAAATATGTTTTGTCCTCTTGACCTTTTTGTTTAGACTTACCATCTTGTTTGCTTTCACTATATGGCTTGGCACTACCTGTACTAGCTAGATTAGTTTGCTCGTTTAACTCCTTAATCTTTTGGTTTAGGTCATCGTCATTGTCGTAGTCTACTTCTTGTTCATCTATAACTTCAAAGTCCTTTAGTAGTTCTTCTTCATCTTGTCCTAAATCTATAAGAGCATCAGCAATATCTGTGTCTACAAATTTATCTAAATCACTTGCTAACTTTACACCTGTTTCTTCTTCTTGTGTTTCATCATCAACAATTTCTTTGTCAATTTCTATAAACTCTAAAGGTTGTAGTGTCTTGAAGTATAGGTTAAGAGATATATTATTATAAGCTAGTATTTCATCAAACGCCTCTATTAGTAAGTTCTGAAAAGGTTTAATAACCAAGTTCATCATTAGCTTTGTAGCTGTTTCTAACTCCTCTGCGTTGTTTCCAAGCCCTGTATTGTCTTTAATACCCAAAAGCATAGGAGATACTACCCTGTGCGCTACAAGTATCTTACGGCTGCTCTCATCGCTTAAAAACTGATATTGGTTGTGTGCATCACTTAATTGTACAGGGTCTATTGTAGCTGCTGTTTCAGGGCTGTCGTTAAACGATAGTATAAACTTACCTGCATTACTACTTCCTGAAAACTTATCATAGATGCGTCTTTCTATCTGTTCCCTTTCTTCTGCACTAGGAGTACCTGAATTAAAGTTAATAAGCATACTAGGACTTAATCCTGATTGTATGTTATTTATATGGAAGTTAGATATTTCTTCTTCAAGGTCTGCATATTGCAACCCACCTTGATAGTCAGGGGTGGCATAGTACTTGTATCCTGCTCTGTAAGGCTTAACGTAAACAATTTCGATAGCTTCATTACTCATACCAAAAGCAGGTATGCGCTTTACTTGGTTAATACGGTTGTATTTAGCCCAATCATTAGAGTAGTAATATGCTTCTATTTCTCCTTTATCGTTGCACTTTTCAGCAGCTAGTTGTTCAACAGGTATATGCTCAACCCTTGCTATCTTTTTTCTATCCTTACTGTAAATTACCTGCATACTACATTGACCAAACAATTTAAGGTCTGCACATAGTTTGCGTAAACAGTCTTTATGTAATAGTGTAATGGCTTGTGCGTAAGCATCAGGCTTTTTGTTGCTGTCAGTAGCATCTAATCCTTTACCGTATATCATTTCACTAATACCGTTTATAACAGCATTGTTTGTAGGGCTGCCATTGTAACGGTCTATTAGGTACTGAAAGTATGAGTTTTTATCTCCGTATGTTACAAATGCCTTACCCTTTTTTTCTTCAATAGTAGGGCTAACATAATTCGATAAACTTAAAGCGTGTATCATAATACTATATAATCGTTATTGTGTGTATCGTTTGTATCGTAAACGTCTTTATTTACATTATACCTGCTTTGTGTTACAGGTGCTTGTGCTGTACAAAACAATTTATCTCTATATACTAATGTGCTGCCATTTAAAACCTCTAGTGTGTAAAAGTGTCCTTCTCTAAATGGTGCGTTGCTGCTGCCAAATGTCATAGAAGCTGTTAAAAAGTTTTCATTGCTATCAACAATAGTAGATGCTGTAATTGTTTCAGACTTGTTAGTTTGTTCATCAGTAACAGTATATGTAAGCGTTTGAGTAACATACTCCGCTCTTGGTATATACTTAAATGTTTGTGTTTGCGATACTGATACAATCTTCATATAAGTATAACGATAAAAAGTGAGAATTTGTAATAAAAAAAGAGGAGTGCTATTGCACCCCCCTAATAATCATAATCAAAAAAAACTTATACTCTACGCAAATATATAAAAAATATATTAAGCAGGAGTAATAGTTGTAGCATCTACATCAGGCACAGTTGAGAAGAATGGCGGATTAACCTCACTAGCTGTCGCTGTAAGTGTAAACCCTTGTAAATCCCCTGCTGCTGCTCCTGTTACAATAGTACCACCTGTAACCTCTGCACCGTTGTCTTTTCCTACTAGCAAGTACTTTGTAGTACCTGTACCGTCAGGATATAGTTCAACAACATAGTGCGCTCTACCTCTGTTTAAGAGTTTTATCTCCTCTTGTGTTTCAACATCTAGGTTTTGAAAAGTAATATTTAGAGTACTTTCATAAAAAGTAGTTCCGTTTTCTCTGCTTGATGTTACGCTTGTCTCTAAAGATGTTTGACCACCTTTTACCTCAAACTTGAAAAATTCAGCACTTCCATCTGATGGTAATGTTACCGTTCCTGACGAAGGGCTTAACGCTGCAATCGCTGCGCTATAATCAAGTATATATACATTTTTGATACCTGCATAAGCTGCCTTACAGCCTATACCTCTACCTTTTGTTATTGCACAACTCATATTTATTTATTTATTAAAAAAGGGCAGGTAGGATATACCTAACCCACCCTTTCTATGTTAGTTAAAATTATGAGTAGAGAACGATATCGCCTCTTACTCCGTATTGTACACCTGCTGTGTAACGCATCACAACTCTTACGTTTTGTGAACCATCTAGGTCAGCCATATCAATAACTTTAACTTCGTTACGGTCATCTAATAGACCTGTACCAAAGAATAGGTTAGATTTCTGTGCAGCAATCGCTGTGTTATCAGCAAGTCCTTTAGCTACAACAATGTTGATACCCTCAAAAGAAAGCTGACCACCGTTGTACCATTGTGAACCTTTGTTATCTGTACCTGCACCACCAATAGTAGCAACAAATCCACCTAAAGCACGTACATACGCTCTAGCAATGTTTGAAGATACATAAAGGTTTAGGTCTTCTTTTCCGTAAACAGTAGAAGGAATAGCATCTACAATAGCACCTAATTGTAAAATTACGTTTGTACTATCAACAGAAGCAGCAGTTACATCAGCACCACCGTCAGCAGTTAATAGAGTATCAAAACCATCAAAAGAACCTTCTCCTGTGCTACCTGACCAAATAGAAGTTTCAGTTGCATTAGCAACTTCAGCAGCTACCTGTGCGATAACGAAGTCAGAGAATAAAGGTGGCAATTCATCAAAAGCACTAAAGCCCATTTGAGCAGCTTCCCAATCTGCGTGTAATTCTTTCTTACAGATTTGTAAGTTTACTTGCAATTCAGCAGGAGTAAGTACTTTCTCGGTTAGTGTCATTGTAGAGGTGCTATCGTCAAAATCACAGTCAGCAGAGCGGACAAGATTTGCAAAAGAACCTACTTTCATAGCAGCTTTATACTTTACGTTAGGTAAAATAGTAACAGTTCCGCTATCTAGTGTATCAGCAGACAAAAGTGCAGCAGCAAGATATTTTCCTGCAAACTCTCCTGCGTAACTTGAACTTGTAATAGTTGGGTTTGGCATTTTATTTAATTTTAATTGTTAATTTTAGACATTACTTTATCGAGTGTTGTTTGCTTTCTGTTTTGTGCAAACTTTACACCAATATTGTTATTTTTTTGTTCAGGGTTATGAGCAATAGGCTCGGCAGCAGGTTCAGACAATTCCTCTTTTACTTCTTTCGGTAATTCCTCTGATAATTCTACTTCTGTTTCTTCGCTCATTTCTTCTTTCTTCATATCCTCAATCATAGCTTTTATTTCGGATACTGCTTCTGCTAGTTCTTCTTTAGTAACATAGCCTAAATCTTCAGCCTCTACTTCCTCATCAGCAGGTGCTTCTTCTTCATCTAGGTCTTTGATTTCAGCAATAATGCCTTCTTCTGCTACTACTAGCATCTTACCGTCTTCCATAGTATAATCGCCAACAGGCAGTGCTACTTTGTCATCTTCAGTAATTATAAATATTTCTTTTCCTGCTTCAAACGCTTCTGCTTCTAACACAGTACCGTTGTCTAGCTTTGCAGTTGCTAGTTCAACCTTTTCTTGCGCTTCAACATCATTCACAATGTCAGTAGCTTCTTCGCCTAGATAGGTTTTAATCTTATTTAACATTTCGGTTGCTTTCATATAACTATAACTATTTATTTAACTTATTTTACATTTTTAGATTTTACCAATGCCTTGATTGATTAGTTTACCTTTACAGCATTTTGTACTGTAAGTGTTTTTGTCAGCACATAAACATCCACGTTTACTGCTTTTAGGACTTGTGCGTGATACTGTTAAATCTTTCATCCTTGCCCTCTGTTTTTTTTCTTATATAGTTTACTACCTTTTATACTTGACATTTTAGTTTTAGCGTGTACACCTTTTCTTTTAATTTTAGGCTTTACTATATGCGCTACTTCTATTCTTTTAGCCATTACTTAATAGGAATACAATTAGGTACTAACTTACCATCCTTCTCTTTCATACCATATTGTCTATATCCTGACGTACAGGGCTTTTCTAATTTGTGTTGCTCACAAGGCATATACCAAGTCTTTCCCTCATACTCGTGTTCGTGGTAACTCTCACAACCTATATCCTGTGCTGCTTTTATTGCTAGTTCTTTAGTGGAGTATGCTAGTCTATCATCTATAATAGCCATAGTGTCGCTTACTACTTCGCTTAACTCTAATAAGCCTAATTCTTTTAGTTTGCTTTCAGCCCATCTCTTGGCAGCTTTACCACCCCACAACAAGTAGGATATAGTACCACACGCTTTAGTGTCTCCTTCATCGTAATATTCCTCTGCTCTTGACAAATAAGAGTACATACGTTTAATAGTGTTTTCGCTAATAGGTTTACCTTGTGCTAATTGTTGCGCTCGTATCTTACCTACATCAGTTGCACATTTGTTGTTTATTTCTTTGTTTAGGTCTATGCCTCTTTGTGCGTTGTTTTTTACTGCATCAGGATAGTCAGAGTAGCTTTCCAATTCTTCTTTCTTGCCGTCTTTATAGCGTTTGTCATCTCTTACAATTCTACGTATATAAGATAGCATCTCCTCTGCTTCTTCTTCTTCAAAGTCATTTAAAGGCTCTTTAGGTCTTTCCATCTTGTCTATGAAGTACCCCTCTATTGAGAAACCTTTTACTTTACCTGTTTTTACATAGTCATTCCAAACTTCATCGTTGTTTACTTTGACTACACCCATCCAAGTACCCACAGGCACGTTTAAGCCATACTTCCTAGACTTATCGTGTGTTTCATCTTCTACTAGCCAACTCTCTACTAGCGTAAGCCCATTTAGGCTGTGTT